ATTCATAGAGCTCCAGGAGTTTGGGAAAATAAAGAAGAAATAGCAGACTTACAAGCCCGTTTAGCTCAATTATATAGAGATATGGAGCAAGAGGCTGAACCAGAAGGAGGCCCTATTGCAAACCAATATGCAGATGAAATTGAAAAATTAGAAAGAGAAATATCAGCATTAAAACCTAAAAAAACACCACTTACATATGACCAAGCAGTAGGTAAAGTACCTAAAGATCAATTTATTAAATCTAAAAAGTTTGATAGAGGTGGTAACAAAATAGGTGGATCCCAACAACTAAAATCATTTGATCCAGACACTATTAATTTAGTTAGAGAAATGTTACCAGTTGCAGACATACACCACAATGAACTTGTTGGAGGATACGATGAAGTTTCATCATATTTAGACAAAAGAACAGGTGGAACAATTATTAAATTTCCACATTTTAATGGTCCCCAAGGTAGAGGAGCAATGTTTGGAAGAGAAACAACAGACAGAATTAATGCTTCAAAAGTAAAAGCAAAATCAGCAGCACTTAAAACATACACTCAATTTAAAGAATACATAGAAGATTACGAAATATCAGATGCATCTCCAGCAGGAGTTTATGGTAACATTTATTTATTTATAATGTTTGATGAGTCAGCAAAAGACTACACAGCACCAAAAGGGGGAACTCAATTATCTCAATTTGAAGATATAGACGAACAAGCACCACCTGCAAAAGGAGGAGAACCTGCAAGAGGGGGAACACCAGTACCAATGGATCCTGATGCAAAAGCTGAAAAAAAAGAACTAGACGATTTAGAAAAAGAAAAATTTAACATAAGAATAAAATATTTAAATAGAAGAAAAGCAAAAGCATCAGCACAAGCTGCAAAACAATCAAGTACTTCAATGAAAAGTATACAAACTCAAATAGACCAATTAATACAACAAAGAAGCAAAGTGGGAACAATACCTCCAGCTTCACCACAAAAAGAAAACAAAATTATGAAAACAAACCAATTATTATCTAATTATTTAAAAGAAAATGAAAGTAACAATTTACAATCAAATTTAAATGAACACCAAAAATTAGCAAAAAGACAAATGTTAATGGAAGGTGCTTTAAAACAATTTTTTGAAATGTTCGATGCGGGTAAAACTGATGAAGAAATAGTTTTAGATTATGCAACTAAAGGCGTAAGCGTACCAGAACAATTTGTAAAAAAAGCTAGAAGTCAGTATGAAACTCTTTCAAAACTAAAAACAGAATTAGAAATGAGTGAAAAAGAATTTAAAAATTCAGCTTCTAATATAGTAAATAACCCAGTAACGGGAGAAGCAGATATGTTAGATGATGAAAAACAATTAGCATCTGCAATTACTTCAGAAGAAATATAAATACTAAAACTTAAAAACTATGGCAAACTCTTGGAAAAGAATAGTACATCCTATTGTTGTTGCTGATGATGCAGCTGTCACAGGATCAATATATAAAGTATGTAGTAATGGAGCAGCAGAAGAAATTCATAGTGCTTCATTTGGGTTTCAAAATCAGGGAGTAAATCAACTTGATCCTGGTACACCAACTTTAGATTTAAAATTCGCTTTACATTACCATGCTAATGCAGGAAATACTTGTATAGAAGCAGATTTTTCATATGTAAGTGCTTCTATTGGTACTCATGTGTATATAAAAACTAATGGTGGTCAAGGTTGGGATGCAAACGGATCATAATGAAAAATCTTAAAAACGAAATACTAAAAGAACTAATCAGACTCACTGAAAGAGATTACCAAGCTCCACCTGAAATTCTTGATGCTTTAAAGGAAAAACTTAAAATGAACCCTTTAATTCGTTATGTTGATTCTTTAAAAGCAGTTAATTCTTTACCTCCATCATATGAAATTCGTCTTTTAAATGGACAATCTTTTGATATTTATTATGAAGATTTTTCTTTAATGGTAAAAATTGGATCAAAAGAATATTATTTAATGGATATGAGTGAAAGAAGTGAAGCTATAGAACATATAAATAAATTATTAACTATAAAACCACTTCCACCTTTCACAGCACCTGAAGAAGAAGAGGGAGAAGAAACAACAGGAGGAACAACAGGGGGAACAACACCTTCACCAGGAGGAGGAGATCCTAATGTTGCAATGGAACCTGATGATGAAGAGGAAGAAGAAGAATCAGAAGAAGAACCAGAAGAAGAAGTATAATGGAATTAAAAGAGGCCTTAAAAGAAATATTTAAAGTGGCAAGAGAAGAATTTGGAATACAAAATACACCTCAACTTCATTTAAGACAAGATGAAGAAAATGCTCAAGGCATCTTTGGAAAAACAGCTTATTATAATCCAACAGATCAATCTATTGTATTATACATAACAAACAGACATCCAAAAGACATTTGTAGATCTTTTGCACATGAATTAGTTCACCATCACCAAAATGAAAGAGGTGATTTAGAATTAGGAGATGCTTCTCAAGCAACTTACGCACAAGATGATCCACACATGAGAAAAATGGAAATGGAAGCATATTTAAAAGGCAATCTACTTTTTAGAGATTGGGAAGACAAAGTAAAAAACCAATAATAAATGGCAATACAAACAAGTTCAGCAGTATTAAAATCATATTTTGAAACAGGAGATGTACCTACAGCAGCACAATTTGGTGATCTTATTGATTCAACAGCATTATATGATGGTACTTTAGAAAATATAGTATTTAGTGGATCAAGTACAGGTTCTTTTGGTATGGTAAGAGCTAAAGAGCTCCACCCATATACAGGATCTACTACAATGAATGTATCCGCTTCTTTACTTCCTCCATTTATTGGACCAACAGGAGTTGGTATGGATTTAGGAGCTACACTTACTCCTTGGAAACACGTATATGCTGCTTCAGCAAGTGTTGATCATTTAAATGCAAGAACAGGATCAGTAGTAATAGTTTCAGGAGGTTTAGCCCCATTAATTAATTCATCATATGATTTAGGTACTACAGATCTAAAATGGAATATGTTACATATTAGTGGAGTTAATATAGATTATATTAGTTCAAGTGTAGAACCTGATCAAACAAATCTTAGAAATTTAGGATCAGCTACAAGACAGTTTTCAACTATTTTTGCAAAGTCAGCTTCTTTAGAATATATTAGTGCATCTAATGGAACATTAGGTACAACAATACAAATAGCAAAAATTAATCAAGTAAGTGGAGCCCTTTTACCTATGGTTGATAATGTATTTGATTTAGGTTCTGGAGCAAAATCTTGGAAAGATTTACATGTTCAAGGAACAGCAACAATTGGTACTTTAGCTATTGGTAATGTTGCAACAATGGTTATAGGAACAGCTTCATTAGGAGTAGTAAGTTCAAGTAGAATAGATGGTATAGGAGGATATGGAAACATAATAATTAGTGGTGGTTTAGTACCAGGTACAACAAATGTATTTGACTTAGGTACCACAGTAAAAAAATGGAAAACATTACATGTTAGTGGAGCTTCAATTGATTATGTAAGTTCAAGTCTAATTCCAGACCAGGATAATCTTAGAGATTTAGGAACATCAGCTAGAGAATGGAAAGATTTACACCTTGATGGAACAGCTAATATAGACACATTAGCAGCAGACACGGGTACAGTAGGTAAACTTACAGCGACTACAGCTTCACTTACAATAATAAGTTCAAGCAGAATAGATGGTGTAGGGGGATATGGTAATATTATTATTAGTGGTGGTTTAGTACCAGGTACAACAAGTAAATTTGATTTAGGTACAACAGTTAAAAAATGGGGAACATTACATATTAGTGGGGTTAATGCAGATTATTATAGCTCAAGCCTAATTCCAGCTGGCCAGTCGACTTTCGATTTAGGATCAGGTGGGAAACAATGGAAAGACTTATATATTGATGGAACTGCAAACATTGATACATTATCAGCAGACACAGCTTCTATAGGAAGAGTAACTAATTTAATACCAACAACAGATGGAGCTTCTTTCTTGGGAAAACCAGGTTTTAGATTTAAACACATACATGTAGTTTCATCAGCTATAGATTTTGTAAGTTCAAGCTTAGTTCCTCATAAAACATCTACATATAATTTAGGATCAGCAACATTACAATGGAATACAGCATCTATAAAATATATAACAGCTTCTCATATAGTAGTAGATACTTTTACTGCTAATACTGTTAATTTTACAGCAACTAACACAATTACTGGTTCAAATCAGTTTGGGTCAGGATCAACTAATACAAATTCTTTTTCAGGAAGTATTTCAGCTGTAACAGATATAACAGCTAGTGGAAATATAAGTGCAAGTGGGACTATAACAGCAGCTAGTTTTGATTTTACAAATGCTTCTATTAACACTACAGATATTTCAGCTAGTGGACATATATGGGTTAGTGGTGGTAATGCATCAAATTTAGTATTCCTTAGTAGTGATGGTGGTCATATATCAGCTTCAGGAAATATAAGTGCAAGTGGATATATTTCTGGTTCAGGTTTAGTAATAGCAGGAACAAGTACATTTGAAAATATTAATTCAAGTGGAACAATAATTGCAACAGCAGTAAGTACATCTGGAATAATTTCATCATCTAAAGGATTTTATACTATAGGAGGATTTGTTAGTGCATCAGATGCTTCAGGATCTGTTCAGATAATATCAGGAGGTATTCATCATAGTAGAATAGAAGGAAGCTCAGCTGATAGTAACCAATATACAGTACATGGTAGAAGATTTACAGTAAAAAATAAATTACAAGCAGCACTTCCAGCTTCTCAAAGTTCAGGAATATTTACGGTAAATAATCATAGTGTACAAGATGGAGATATAGTTATAGGAACATTTATGGGACTAACAGGAGCAGGTGTAGGAACTTTAGCACTAAGTTCTTCAATCCATTGTTTTACAACATCATCTCTTAATGCAGGATTTAAATTTTACATACACAATAATAAAACAACAGAAATAGCAAACAATTCTGACTTTACAGCATCGTTTGTAGTATTATAAAACAAAACGTTATGAGCATATTAGGAAAAATATTTAGTAGTGGAGCAGCCGACCTAGTAAAAGGTGTAGGCGGAGTTATAGATAACTTACACACATCTAAAGAAGAAAAATTAAACGCAGAAAGAAAAATCAAAGCTTTAGTAGCAGAACACGAAGCTAAAATGGAACAAAACATAACTGATCGTTGGTCAGCAGATATGAACAGCGACAGTTGGTTAAGTAAAAATGTAAGACCCTTAGTCTTAATATTTTTAGTAGTCTCTACAGTTCTTATGATATTTATTGACGCAGGAACAATTCAGTTTACAGTAGAACAAAAATGGACAGACTTGTTACAACTAGTATTAATTACAGTGATTGGTGCATATTTTGGTGGTCGATCATTTGAAAAAAGTAAAAAGAAATAATGAAAAAACTACTAACAGAAAGGTTTCAAGAATTAGCAGGTCTTAAGCCTTTATATACATTACAAGAAGAATTCAGAGACGTTAAAGATATACTAGTAAAAGCTGGATTCAGATTTGATGATGGTATTTTAGGAGGTGTAGGTTCAGGTGGTGCTGGATACTATGATAGAGCAAATGATTTAATATATGGTTATAATCAGTCAGGCCCTTGGAACGAAGAAGAATTCAATAAATTTTATGATAATTTTGAATTCAATTCTAATTTATACGAAAAAGAATTTGCTGAAGAAAATGGGGATCCTTATGACTACGATATGGTAGCTCAAATGCTTAAACCTGGTATTTATGCTGTTGATGATATGGGGTATGTAGAAATCCGTAGTAATGGCGATATTGAAATTTATGCTATACCACAATTAGCTGCTGAAGATGATACAACATTCCTTCCTGCATTTAAAATGGATGTTAATGGAAAAGCAATACCACAATTCAGTAAAGACGAAATGAGGAAAATGTTAAAAGATGATATGATGTTCATCTTATAAAAAAGAAATAATGATAGATTACGTTACGTTAAATATTTTATTAGTAAAAAAATAAAAACATACAGTTCGATTCATAGCCGGACGATTTAAAATTTAAAAAAGGAGCTGTGGCCCAATCATTTGGTTGGGTCACTTTTTTTTCGTATATTAACCAAAAACAAAAAATAAATATGACTAAAGTAGTAATTGTAGGAGCAGGCGTTGCAGGTGTAAATGCCGCTACAAAATTAGTAGATAATGGATTTGATGGAAAAATTACCATTATTGATATGGGATTAGATCCTTATAGAAGACCAGCAGCAGACGTAATGAGAGGTTTTTTAGGAGCAGGTGGTTGGTCAGATGGTAAATTAACTTATCATACATCCATAGGGGGACAGTTGTCTAAATATACAGGTGATGAAAAAGCAATGGAATTATTTGATCAAGTAATTGATAATTTTAAACGTTTTCATCCTAAACCAGAAGAAGTACAATGTTCAAACCCCATAACAGAACCTGATTTTATTAAACCACATTTTGGTTTAAGATTATTCCCTGTATGGCATGTTGGAACCGATTATCTACATGAAATTGGTAAGAATTGGTATGATTATTTAGTATCTAAAGGTGTAGAATTTATATGGGAAACTAAAGTCACTGACATTGATTTTGATAAAAATATAGTAAAATATTCAGAAACTAATGCACATGCAGATTATTGTTGGGAAGATTATGATACATTAATATTTGGTGTAGGTAAATCAGGAATTGATTTTGGTAAACAATTAGCAGAACAATACAAATTACCTACAGAACCAAAATCAGTACAAATTGGAGTACGTTTTGAAGCACCACAAAAACACTTTCAAAAATTAATTGATATTAGTTATGATTTTAAATTATACCAAAAGTTTGAAGAAAAAGGTGTATCATTAAGATCATTTTGTACAAATAATAATGCAGCTTATGTGGCTGCTGAACACACCTATGGTGATGTTAGTTACAATGGACATGCTAAAAAAGACGAATCATATAGAAACGATATGACTAATTTTGGTATATTAATGGAAATTAGAGGTATAGATAAACCATTTGATTGGTCAAGAAAAGCAGTGGATAAATTACAACATGAGGGTGTAGGAATGTTTTATTCACCATCACAAAGAGTTCCATCTAAAACATCAGAAGGTGATTATGTAGAATGTCATGTTGTAGATAGTATAGACATTTTATATGATGCAATTGGAGATTATGCAATACACATTGAAGATTTTATTAATGATTTAGAAAAAGTATTTCCAACATTAGGTAAAGATTGGGGCATTTATATGCCTGAAGTAAAATATTTATCACCAGAACCATTAGTTAATTACAATGATTTAAGTCTTACTAGGTTTCCTAATGTACATTTTGTAGGTGATGCATTATCAGCAAGAGGCATAACAGTATCAGGAGCACAAGGAACATTAGTAGCAGAACAGTTATTAATATTAAAAAAGGAGATAAATGATTTTTTAGAATGGGCAGATGAGCCAGGATCTTGGTCTGAAGAAGATGATAAAATCTATACTATAGGTGGTTTAACTAATGATAAAGAAGGATCATTTATGAAATTTGTAAAAAATAAAAATAAATAATATGACTAATTTAACAAAAAAAGATAAAGAAAAAGCTTTAGCAGAAGAAATACAAAATATTAAAAAATGGTATAATCCTAAAGCTAAAGTTAGAAGAGTAGCTAAAATTGAAGAAGATGGTTCTAAAACTATAGCTCTAGCCTTACAAATGGGTGATAGAACAGTATTTCATAGTGAAGAAGGTCCAGCTTTAATTAATAAAGAACAAAAAATAAAAGAATATTATTTAAATGGAATTGAATTTACTTATGATGATTGGAATGAAATAATGAAGGGTAAAGAGGGATTACCATGGTATAAAAAACCAGCACCTAAAGGACAAAACCATAGAAATTAAGAATATGAAAATAGGATTTTGTGGAACAATGAGTGTAGGAAAAACTACACTAGTAAATGCTTTAAAAGAATTACCTGAATTTAAAGATTATCATTTTAGAACAGAACGTTCTAAACATCTAATGGACTTAGGTGTACCATTAAATACAGATAGTACTTTAAAAGGACAATTAGTTTTTGCTTCTGAAAGAGCAGTTGAATTAATGCAAGAAAAAATTATAACTGACAGAACAGTTGTTGATGTTATGGCATTTTGTGAATTATCTAAATCAATGGAAGCACATGAAAAACATTATTTAAGTGCTACTTTATATTATCTTATAAAAGAATATGATATTTTATTTTATGTTAGTCCTGAGGGAGTAGAAATAGAAGATAATGGTATTAGAGAAACAAACGCAGAATATAGAGATGCAATTGATAAAAAAATTAAATCAATTGTGAGAATGTTTAGAGGTAATACTATTACAATTAGTGGTACTGTAGAAGAACGTATAAAACAAGTTAAAAACGCAGTAGCTCAATATGTATAACATATAATATGGCTCAACCAAATATAAAACAAATCATAAAACAGGAGTACATTAAATGTGCTAAAGATCCTGTATATTTTATGAAAAAATACTGTTGGATTCAACACCCAACAAGAGGTCGTGTACAATTTAATTTATATCCTTTTCAAGAAGGTACTTTAAGATTACTTCAAAAACATGATAGGAGTATTATTCTTAAGTCTCGTCAGTTAGGTATTTCTACTTTATCCGCAGGTATTTCATTATGGATGATGATATTTCAAAAAGATAAATCTATACTTGTAGTTGCAACAAAACAAGACACAGCAAAAAACTTAGTAACAAAGGTAAAATTTATGTATGATGAATTACCTTCATGGTTACAAATTGGATTTACAGAAAATAATAAATTAGCATTACGACTAAAAAATGGCTCTCAAATTAAAGCAGTATCTGCAGCAAGTGATGCTGGTAGATCAGAAGCAATTTCTTTATTGATTATTGATGAGGCTGCTTTTATTGAAACAAATAAAATAGATGAAATTTGGGGTTCATCACAACAAACACTATCAACAGGGGGTAGAGCAATTGTACTATCTACACCAAATGGAACAGGTAATTTTTTCCATAAAATGTGGACTAAAGCAGAAGAAGGAACAAATGGATTTGTTCCTATTAAACTACATTGGTCAGTACATCCAGAAAGAAACCAAGAATGGAGAGATAAACAAGATGATGAGTTAGGTTTAAGAATGGCAGCACAGGAATGTGATTGTGATTTTACAACATCAGGACACACAGTTTTTGAAAATGAACTTATGAAATTTATTGAAGAAACTAACATATGTAATCCCTTAGAAAAAAGAGGTATAGAAGGAGGATTACATATTTGGGAATATCCAGATTATACAAGAAAGTATATAATAACAGCCGATGTTGCTCGTGGTGATAGTAAGGATTATTCTGCTTTTCATATTATAGACATTGAAGAGTCTAAACAAATAGGTGAATTTAAGGCACAAATTGGTACTAAAGAATTTGGTCATATGTTAGTTGCAATGGCAACTGAATATAATAATGCATTATTGGTAATTGAAAATGCTAACATAGGTTGGAATACAATTCAAGTAGTAATAGATAAAGGTTATAATAATTTATATTATTCACCTAAAGGAGAAGCAGCAACAAATGCAGATGCATTTTTAGCTAAAGGATATGATATAACAGATACAACAAAAATGGTACCTGGTTTTACAATGTCAATGAAAACAAGACCATTAGTAATAGGAAAATTAGATGCATATTTAAAAGATAAAGCAATTACCATTCAAGGAAAAAGAACATTAGAAGAAATGAAAACTTTTATTTGGTTAAATGGAAAACCAGAAGCCCAAATAGGATATAATGATGATTTAGTAATGTCTTTAGCAACAGCATGTTATGTAAGAGATACAGCACTTAAATTTGCTCAACAAGGATTAGATATAACAAGAGCCACAGTAACAAATTGGCAACGAGATACTACTCCAGGTATTTTTACTGGAGGTATAAATAAGAAAAACACAGGATGGACACAAAATTTAGGAGAACAAGGAGAACAAGATTTGACTTGGCTTCTTGATTAATATGTATTAAAAAACAACAAGATGGCACAAGATATTAGTATTTTCACAAGATTAAAACGGTTATTTTCAAATGACGTTATCATTCGTAACGTTGGGGGAAAACAACTTAAAATTATGGATACAGGTAGGATCCAAAAATATGGAA